GGTTGGACTGCTTTAATGTGGGCAGCTTATTATGGTTATAAGGAAGTAGCTGAATTACTATTAAAAAGCGGTGCGGATGTGAATGCTAAAAATAATGATGGTTTGACTGCTTTAATGCTTGCTTCTTCATATGGGCGTAAAGAAATAGTTAAATTACTATTAGACAACGGAGCTGATGTAAATGGCGTAAAAGAAATTCTTCTTGAACGAATTATTTTTGAATTTAACAATCTCAAAAAATATACAGAAATTTTTCAAATAATAAAGGGGGAAAAATGAAAAAGAACTTCACTATTTACGGACAAGAAGTGCAGGAAGTTTTAGATGATGATATTGAAAAACTTTTAGGAGGACACAATGATAATAGAGAAGATATATGAAAGTAAGGAAAAGAAACGGAAAATTGCTCCAGTTAATTCCAATCGTGCTTCCGAATTAGGACACCCCTGCCTTCGTTATTTGTGTTATTTACGGATAAAATGGTCAGAAAAAGCTTTACCTTCCCTGCATCAGCAGTTAATATTTGATGAGGGAAGAAATCAAGAACGAGCAGTAATTATGGATTTAATGGATGCGGGCTTTGAGGTAATTGAACAGCAAAGGACAATGTATTGGGATAAATTCAATCTGGTTGGGCATATTGATGGCAAAATTCTTATTGATGGGAAAGGAATACCATTTGAAGTAAAATCATTAAATCCTTATATCTTTGAAACAATAAATTCAATTAAAGATATGCTTAATCACCGAAAATGGTGGGTAAGAAAATATCCTTATCAGTTGCTTCTTTATTTACTGCTTGCTAATGAGCCGGAAGGTTTATACATCCTTAAAAACAAGTCAAGCGGGGAATTAAAAGAAATTTGGGTAAGATTAGAAGACCATTTGGAGTTGGCGGAAGAGGCATTAAAGAAATGTGAAGAAATAGAAAAATGTATAAAAAACAAAATCTTACCCGACCGAATAAACGACGAAGAAGTTTGTAATTCCTGCCCTTTTGCCCATATTTGTTTACCTGAATTAACCAGACCGGCTATGAGTATTGAGGAAAATTCACAAATCTTGGAGATGCTTGAGGAGCGAGAAGCATTGAAAGAAAAGGTAGAACGGTTTAATGAACTTGATGAACAGATTAAAGAGTATTTTAAGTCGCAAAATGGAGATAGATTTTTGGTGGGGCAGTTTTTAATTATGAAAAAGAAAATAAAAAGAAATGCTTACACTGTCCCAGCGCAAGAAATTGAAATGATAAATATTAAAAAACTGAAAGGAGGTGAAAAATGAAAGAAGAAGAGAAAAGAGAAAATAATGTGCCTGTGCCGGAGCCTGATTTTGTTAAAGGCTCTGAAATGGATGTTTTGGAAGAAGTGATTGCGAGAAGTGAGAAAAGACTTGAGACAATCAAAAAGATAAAGCAAGTATCGTTATCAATTACGAACGAAGATGATTGGGTAATTATCAATAATATACCATATCTTCAAGCTTCAGGAGCGGAAAAAATTGCTCGGCTCTTTGGAATTTCTTGGTCTAATTTCAGTTATTCTGTTGAACATCTTGATGATGGGCATCTTCTTGTTATTTGCGAGGGAGACTTTTTTATGGAGACACGAAGAGAAAAATTGTGCATACAAGCGATTGGAGTTCGCAGTTCAAAAGATGCTTTTTTCAGTCGTGGCGGTAAATTATCGGCAAAAGATGTTGATATGCCAAGTCTTTATAAAGCAGCATATACAAATTGCTTGGCTAACGGAATAAAAAGAATTTTGGGATTAAGGAACTTAACTGTTGAGGACCTGAAGGTTGCCGGGCTGAAAGTTGAGAAAATCAAAAGGATAACTTATGGAAAAGAAGAAAAGAAAGAGGAAAGAAAAAATGAAGTATGGGATAAAATAAGGGAGTTAGGTTACACAAAAGAGGAAATCAAAAGAATTCAGCAGGAAAAGAAATTTAAGTCTGCTGATGAACTTTATGAATATTTAAAAAGCCTCAAGGACCATAAGGAAAATGCGACTGGCTAAAATTATCTTTTTAGTTGCTTTACTTTATTTTGCTTTTTGGATAGGTCAGTTATCAATTTCAAAAAAGTTTATTAAAAAAGTTTTCCAAATCCGAGTTGCCCAAAAGTATGATGCTTATTTCCAACTGCCTGAATTAGTGAATTTCCCAAAAGATACTATCTTCATTGAATTACCTGTGCCAACCGATACTTTAATAGTTTTATTAAAAAAATGAAGAAGCGGGGGCAACATTTCATAATCTCTCCAATGCCTGGCATCTCTTCGCCCCCGCTTTTAATTTTAAAGATAAAAAGGGGGAAAAATGAAAGTAGAAATAAATAAAAAGAAGACAATTTTAGAGGAAGATGGAAATAAAAGAATAACTTATGAGTTAAAGATTAACTTGGGCGAGCAGTTTGTTCCTTACATCAATCAAACGATTGAGGACTTGCTTTTGGATAAACTTTTTCAAATACAAATTTTACCAACGGCTAATAATACGGAAATCACTTTTGTTTCCGAAGGTGAAATGGAATTAGAAAAGATTGAAAATCTAATAAACAACTTCATTGAAAAAATAAATGAAAAGGCGAATGAATATGAGAAAATTCTTCCATTGCTTACAAAAATCAATGAAGCAGAATTGGGATTAAAAGTTCTAAAAGCGAAGTTGGAAGAATTAGAAGACAGATTTAACAAATTGCTTAATGTTTTAACAAAGAAAAAACAAATCAAACCAGAAGATTTTACCACTCTTTATGCTTTACCAATTTTCAATTTCTTTGAAAAGAAATGGTTTTGGCAGATTTTCATTGGTTTTTTAATTGGTATAGGCTTGGCTACCTTATTTCCTGTGCGGAAAGAGGTGAGAGAAGTTTACAAAATCAAAACAGACACTTTATATGTTGAGAAGTTTAAACGGGACACCATCTATCTAAAACAGGTAAAAGTTTATTATGACACTTTGGTTTCTTATATTGAACGGGAAAAAAGGGATACATTATATCAAACTAAAATTGAAAAGGAGAAGCAAATTATCACAAAAGAAAAAGGTTTCAATATGGGTTTATATGCGGAAAATGAGTTTAAAAAGAATAATAAACTAAACATAAACTTCGGGGCTTATGGGGAGTTGAATTTAAGGTATATCAATTTGGAAGGCGGAATTAAACTAAAAGAAAAAGAGATTATGCCATATTTAAGAGTTAAAAAGGGGTTAAAATGAAATTGAAAGATGCTAAATTATGTGTTCAATGTGATACAATCTATTCAAATAATGAAAATTGCCCGTGTTGCGGTTCATTCCAGTTCCTTTGGCTTTATAATATTTTAAATAGAGAAGGCTTTGAAGAATTTATTGAAATTGAAAAAGACAAAAAATATAAAATTAAAAGATGCTCTTTTTGTGGTTCAATTATAGAAAGATATAGAGTTTTATAGAATTTAATCAATAATCCTTCCATTTATCCCGCCTTGTAAGTCGCTTAATTACATAACTTACATATTGACTTTAGACTTTTAAAATGCTATAATTAGTTGATGAGAGTTAAACAAGAAAAGAAAACTTTGTATCAGAGTGTTTGGCAACTTTTAAAAAATATAGAAAGGTTAAAAAATGGAACAAATAATAAAGCAAAGTCAGAAGTTCCTGATTGCCGCAGAAGTTTACGCAAGAACTGGTTCTATAAGAGAAGCAGCAAGAGCGGCAAAGGTGAGTGAAGCAACCGTTTATAACTGGCGGCGTCAGGAAGATTTTATTAAACTTGTTAACTTTTTTAGATATTCTTTCTTTGAGCAATTGATAACCAACCTTGCCGAAGCAGGTGATAAAGCAATCAAAAAACTTATTCAACTTTTAGAAAGTCAGAATGAAGATACTGCACTTGCTGCCGCATCCGAACTTTTAAAATTCTTTGAATTGATAAAGATTGAGAAAGATGAGTTAAAGCAAGCAGCAGTGGCAGGTAAAATAGGATTTGCGGCTGCCGAAACCAAAAGTTGGGTTGATATTTTAAAAGAACTTGAAGAGAAAGAAAAAAATGGCTCTAACATTAAAAAGAATTAAAGAGATTTCACCAATTAGTTTCATTGAGACCTTTTATCCGAATGTCTTTTTGTGGGAAAAGCAGAAAGAAATTTTATTAGCAATAAAGGAAAAGAAAAAGGTTGTGGTCCCTGCTGGTTTTGGAGTTGGTAAAACATTTACGGCAGCATTAGCGGTTATTTGGTTTTTATATACCCGACCAAGAAGTTTAGTTTTGACTACTGCTCCGACTTGGAGGCAAGTGGAAACAATTTTATGGCGAGAGATTAACAAATTTTTTAGACTTTCAAAATTTCCGTTGGGGGGCGAGATAACTTTAACACGGCTTAAAATAGATAACGATTGGTGGGCTATGGGACTTTCTACCGATGAACCAGAGCGATTTCAGGGATATCACGCTGAAGACATTTTTTTAGTTTTTGACGAAGCACCCGGTATAAAGGATGAAATTTGGGACATTGCGGAAGGAATAATGGTTAGTGAAGGAGCAAAATGGCTGGCAATAGGAAATCCAGTTTCTTTATACGATAAATTTGGCTCGGCTTATCTTTCACCTGAATGGCATCAGATAAAAATTTCTTGCTTTGACCACCCGAATGTAAAATTAAATAAGACAATAATCAAAGGGGCGGTCACGAAAGAATGGATTGAAGAAAGAAAAAGAGAATGGGGTGAAGACCATCCCCTTTATATATCCCGTGTTTTAGGCGACTTCCCGAAAGAAGAGGCTGGCACTTTTATTCCTATCACTTTAATTGAGGCGGCGATGGAAAAGGAAGTGGAGATAAAAGAAAGTGATGAGGTGATAATTGGTTGCGATGTGGCAAGATATGGAGATGATAAAACAGCAATTGCGGTAAGAAAAGGAGCAAAAATTATTGAACTGATTTCTTATCAAGGGCAAAATTTGATGCACACGGTTGGAGTTCTAAAGCAACTTTACGAAAAATATGGTGGAGTAATAAATATAGACGATACCGGACTGGGTGGTGGCGTGACCGACAGATTAAGAGAATTAAATATTCCTGTGAATGCTTTTAATTTTGGTGATAAAAAGAATGTGAGAGAAAAGCATAAATATTATGATTTGGCGACTGAATTATGGGGCTGTTTAAAGGAATTGTTAAAGCAAGGTTTAATTTCATTGCCACAAAATAAAGAATTGAAATTACAATTAGCACAAAGAAGGTATGAGATTTTATCAACCGGGCAGATAAAATTAGAAAGTAAAGATGAGTTAAAGAAAAGAGGTTTAAAATCACCAGATTTGGCAGATGCGGTAGCACTTGCTTGCTATTCCGCTCCTAAATTGGAGATAAGATGGGTATAAAAGACTTTTTGACTAAAATCTTTAGCTTTAAAAAGAAAGAAAGTGAACTTCTAAAAATGCTTCGCTATGCCTTAAAAATTGAAGAAGAAAAAATATCTGAAGCCCAGGCTTATGAACTTGTTGAATGGATTTATACCTGTATCAAAGTGATTGCTCAAAGAGTTGCCGGCTTACCTTTTTACATCTATGACAAAGAAGGTAAAGAAGTATATGATGAGCCATATAAAGTTTTAAAGACACCTAATCCTTTGATGACGGGTTATTCTTTATTTGAAGGCACGGTTAGTTGGCTATATTTAAAAGGCTTTGCGGTTTGGTATTATAACAAAAATGAAAAAACACTATGGCTTTTACCTTCCGACCAAGTTAAAATTGAAATAGGAGAATTTAAAACTATAAATAATATCATTGTAAAATTCGGTAATGAAAAATATAAGTTCACCGACTTAATTTTCTTTAATTTTTGGAATTATAAATATCCAAATTCCTATTGGGAAGGAATTTCACCTGTTCAGGTCTTAATGAATATTTTACAAATTGAACAAAAAATAAATAAACATCACGCAATAATTTTAGATACTTTAATGAATGTAAAGGGTTTTTTGACTTCTGAACAACCTCTGACCGATGAACAAAGAAAAAGTTTAGAAGACTCGTTAAGAGTAAAACTAATGGGGTATGAAAAGGGGGCAATGATTGGAATTTTACCACAAGGATTTAAATTCCAGCCTGTTGATGTTAAATCTGAAGATGCTTCTTTTGTCTCTTTGAAAAAACTTAATCGGGAAGCAATTGCTGCTGCTTTGGGAGTTCCACCGGCAATTGTGGGAATTTTTGAATATGCCAATTATGCCAATGTGAAAGAGCAATTGCGGTTATTCTGGGAATATACAGGAATTCCTTTATGTGAACGGATTGCTAATGTAATAAATTCATTTTTCTTGCCTAAATATTTTGGCGAATATACTTTTGAATTTGATTATTTGTCTGTGCCTACTTTAGCAGAAACAAAAAGAGAAATTATGGATACTTACGCCCGATTAGTTTCTTCAGGTATTATCACAATCAATGAAGCGAGAGAAGAGCAAGGATATAAAAAAGTGCCTTGGGGAAATTCTTGGTGGGGTCCGATGACACTTGTTCCACTTGCGACTTTAGTTGAAGAAGAAGGTAAAGTTTTAAAGGAATTGAAGGAAAAGCAGGCATTTTCCAAAAGGCGAATATTGAAAAAAGAAGAAAGAAAAATGCTTTGGGATGGTTATGATAAGATTTTAACTGCTTATGAAAAAATAATGAGAAGACAGATAAAACAATTCTTTAATGAGCAGTTAAAGACAATAAAAGAAAAAATAAAACAATATTTTTTGAGTTTAGAAAAAGAATTTGATATAAAAAGTTTAAATGCTAAAAAAATAGTAAGAGAAATTTACGATATTGATTATTGGCAAAATAGATTTTTGGCCTTGACAAGGGCTTTAATATATGATATAATAAAAACAGGTGGCGAAAGAGCATTGGCTATGGTTTTGGAAGGTAAAAAGCAAGAAGATTATGTATTAAATATGTCCCGAGTTGAGGTTTATAGATGGCTTGAAGAATGGGCAGGAAGAAGGGTAAGAAGTATTCAGGAAACAACAAGAGATAGACTAATTGAAGTTATTGAAGAAGGTATAAAAAAAGGAGTTGAAGAAGGTGAAAGTATTGTTCAAATTGAAAAAAGAATTGAAAAAATGATTGAAAACGATTTTGCCTTATCTGTTCCTAAAAGATTAGAATATATTGTAAGGACCGAAACTTTGGGAGCAATGAATTTTGGACATATTTGCGGTTATGAGCAATCAGGAGTAGTGGAGGGAAAAGAATGGCTGGCAACTATGGATGAGCGGGTAAGAGATGCCCACGCCGAAGCTGATGGACAAATAGTTGGTATGGATGAACCTTTTATTGTTGGTGGTGAGGCTTTAGAATATCCCGGAGACCCAGCAGGTAGCCCTGAAAATGTGATAAATTGTAGATGCACAGTTTTGCCAGTTTTGAAAGAAGAATTTTAAAGGAGGTGATATGCTTAAAAAAGTTTTTGAAGGTTTAATAAAAGAAGTAGATACAAAAAGACGCATAGTAAAACATATAATCACAAAAGAAATAGAGGATAGGGAAGGTGAAAAGATTATAATTGATGGAATAAAGACAGGTGCTTTTATGCAAAATCCTGTGGTTTTGTGGCGGCACGGTTTAGACCCTATAAGAGGCGGTTTACCAATCGGAAGATGTATTGATTTACAAGTAGGCAAAGATGACGACGGAATACCGGCTCTATTTGCGACAACACTTTTCTTTACTGATGAGTTTTCAGAAATGCTTTTACAGATGTATGCGGGCGGATTTTTAAATGCTTGGTCAATAGGTTTCAGGGTATTGAATAGAAAGAATAACACGATAACTGAAAGTGAGCTTGTTGAGTATAGTGCTGTTCCTGTGCCCGCAAACCCAGAAGCATTAAGTAATGCTGAAAAAATGGGAATTTTAACAAAGGAGGTGAGAAAAATGCTTGAATTCAAAGGTGTAATTCCTTACAAAAAGACCCCTTTGGCAGACCCAGATGAAGAATGGGATGCTGCCGAAGAGGTCAGAAAAGCAGATGTAGAAGACTTAAAAATGATGTGCGCTTGGTTTGATGACGAAAATCCTGACATTAAAGCATCTTATAAATTACCCCATCACAAATGTAATCCACCTCATTATTCTTGTGTCTGGCGGGGAGTAGTTGCAGCAATGGCAGCTCTTTTCGGTGCTCGGGGTGGTGTTCAAGTGCCTGAAAAAGACCGAAGAGGAATTTATGAACATCTTGCTCGGCATTATGAAGATTTTGGTAAAGAGCCACCCGAATTTAAAGAATATACTGAAGACGAATTAAAACTGCTTTTCCCTGAAATCTATTTAGAAGACTTGTTGATTAAAGCAAAAGAAATGCTTGATGACTCATATCTTTTAATGTTTAAGGCTGGGCGTGTGCTTTCCGCAAAAAACAGAAAAAAGATTGAAGAGACGATTGTAAAATTAGAAGAAGCAATTGAAGAACTTGAAAGATTATTAGAAGTCTCAATTATACCTGCTGAAAAAAACTTAATTATTTTAGCAGCAAAAGCCTTACAGGAGGTCAAAAATGAAAAGTAAAAAAACTAAAAAAAAGATTAAAAAAGAAAAGAAAAGTAAAAAAGTTGAAGTTAAAAAATAAATGGAGGTGAAAAATGACCGAGAAAGAAGCACTTGAACTTTTAGAAGAAAAATTTGTCACTAAAAAAGACTTTGAAAAACTTCACACCGACTTTCAGAAATTCTATGAAGAATACCAAAAAAATATGATAAAAATCCCTGGCGCTGGTTCTTTTATTCAAAAAGATGAGCAAACAAAAGAAATCGCTTATAAATGGTATCTTGCTTTTTTGAATAACGATTACAAAGAGATTGAAAAACTTGCTAATGAATATCCTGATGCTTTTATTCAAACAAAGCAATTAACGACTATTTCCGCACCAGCTTTAGTTCCTACTGAAGTCTATGAAGATATTATCAAGAAAGTTGAAGAGATTAAATGGCACAGAAAATACTGCACAGTCATAAAGATTAACGCCGCAAAAATCACTATTCCATCCGAAGCAACTGGTGTCACAGGTTATTGGGTAAGTGAAGGAACGCCACCAACTTTAGAAGCACCTACTATTACCGGAATTGAATTTTCAACGAATGAATGTGCGGCTGGTGTTTTAGTTTCAATAAAGCTTGTTGAAGTTTCTACTCCTGATATTGTGGATTTCTTGAATTATTTAGTTGCGAAAGGAATTGCTGGCACTGAATTTGCTACTTTAATCACTGGTGATGGCACTGGAAAATGGAAGGGATTAAATGCTTATGATATTGCTGAAATTGATGCTACTGACAAAAGTCTTTATGATGTTTTAGTTGAAGCCTTTTCCGCAATTGAAGAAGATGATTTAGACAACTCCGCTTGGATAATGAACCGAATTGTGATGAGTAAAGTTTACAAAGCAAAAGATACAACTGGTAGACCTTATTTTGACCCCAAGGAAAAGGCTATTTTCGGTTTACCAATTCTTTTACATTCTTCTATGGGTGATGATGAGATGTATTTTGGCAATTTAAAAGCTTATTGGATACTTGACCAAAGGACTTTAAAAATTGTTGCTTCTTCAGAAGGTAAAGACTTAATTACAAAAAGGCTGGCTCTTATCTTTGCTTCTATGGACAGCGACGGAAAACTAACAAGAACCGAAGCGTTTGTTAAAATAATCAATATCGCATAATTTAATTGCGAGGTGAAAAATGATTAAAGTGAAGCGAACATTCATTTTTGAAGGCAAAAGGTATAAAGTCGGAACAGAACTAAATGAAAAAGAGCTTAAAAAGGAAGTGCTGGAACAATGGCAGAAAAACGGCTGGATTGAAATCGTAAGAGAAGAAAAAGATTTAACAGGTAAAAGCGAAAAGAAAGAAAAATAATCTAAAGTAATGTTTCTGACGGTTTCGGAACTGCGGAGCTTCCTGCCTGATATTACTGGCGATGAGGAATATCTTTCGCTTTTAATTAAAACTGCCACTGATTTAATTAAACAATATTGTGGTAGGCAAATTGAATATGGCGAATATGAAGAAGTTGTTAATTTTACAAATGGCAGAATTTGGATAAGTGAAAGTCCGATTGACGAAGTAATCAGTATTGAAGTTGATGGAATAACAATAACCGAATGCGAAAAATTTGCCGATTTTGTCTTAATTACTGAATTTGATAAAGGGCAGGCGAAAATAAGATATAAAGGCGGTTATAAAGAAATTCCTTATCCTATCAAATATGCTTGTGCTTTAATCTGTAAATTTCTACATCAACGATTAAAACAAGGGCTTATAAACAGGGAAAGCATCGGAGCGATATCGGTTGACTTTCTAAATGAAGATGAGATAAAAAGAAGCATTTCGCATTATTTAGCAAGATACATTGTTTTTAGACTATGATTTTAAACAATTGCCTTGTGAATATTTACCGAAAAGAAGTTAAAAAAATTGGCGAAACTTATCAGGCAGGTAATTTTGAAATGATTTATGAAAATATCCCATCCCATATCCAACCAAGAAGCGAAATTTTACAAACAAATGTTTTTATGAAATATCCTGATGCTAATTATTTAGGCGTGATTGATGCTTATTTTAAAATCAAAGAGATGGACGAAATTGAAGTGATAAGTGGCGATGAAAATTTAAGAAATAAAAGATTTATCATTATGGGTATTTTAGCCTATCCCGACCATTCGGAATTAGCATTAAAAGAAAAAAATGTTTGAGTTTAAAATAGATGCTTCTAAATTTCTTAAAGGAGTTGATAAATTACAAAAAGACTTATCAAAAAGAATTGAAAAATGGCTTTATTGGGGGCTTATGACTATCCAAAAAGACGCTATGAAAAACTTAAAACCTTGGAACCCACCTTTGGAAAAAGGAGTTGATACGGGTAGATTAAGGGCTTCAATAATTTATGAAAAGCATCCTTTTAGATATGAAGGCAGAGTAGGACCAACGGTGAATTATGCTAAATATTTAGAATTTGGAACCCGACCAAGATTAGTTATTATTCCAGCGATAAAAGATGAGGCTTTCAAAATTTCAATGGAAAGATGGTGGCGAAGACATTTAGAAGGACCGCCTGGCAGAATTCTTTTATCGGGCAAGCCCTATCCCTTTTTACGAACTGCTTTTGAAAAAAACAGGGGAAAAATTTACGAAAGACTTAAAGAAATCTTGAGGTTATAATGTATTACGAAATATTTCAAAGAATAAAGGAGAAGGTAAGAGAATTAGTGAATTTCCAAACATTTGCTTTTGGTGATTTATTAAGAAGAATTCCATCACCCGAGGAGTTAAATACTTTCTTACCTGCTTTTGTGCTTGAACCTACCGATATTGATTTTGAGTTTTTATCAGCTCAAAAAGATGTTTTGACAGAAAGGATAAGGTGGCAACTTCATTTTTTAACAAGATGGACAGGTAAAGAAGAAGATTTGAGCGAAAGATTAGAGTTAATGAACAAATTGATGGCAAAAATTTTAGAACTTGAAAATGAAAAGTTAAATAATAAAAAAATAAGGATAACAAGTTTTTCAATAACAAGAACTTTTGATTTAGAATTGATAAGGGAGGCTCCGCAGTTTTTGGAATTGTCAGGCATTACTTTAGAATTTGAAACAAAAATTTTAAAGGAGGTGAAGTATGGCTAAATTAACTAAAGAAAATATTTTGGCAATTACCGACAATATTGGCTTACAGATTAAAAAACTGATTGACTTAATTGGTGATACAGAAACTCCCGATACACTTAAAAAAATTGCTTTTTCTAATCTCACCCGAATTAAAAATTTCGCTGATACCGAAAAGATGGTTTATATTTTGGATAGTGCTTATGAACTTGTGGATAAACTTGATTGGTCTTATCTTGCTTTAGTTTATCGCCCTTTTATAACTGACTTACATTTCAATTTAGAAAAATCACTTTCTGATTACTTCATTGAAAATAATTATTACAAAGAAGACCGAATAAACCCCTTTTACGCTCTATTATGTTCTTATTGCGGGATACCGCTAAATCCTAAAGTCACATTCCCACCAGTCACAATTTTAGCCGAATATGATTGCTCACCACCAACTTTCACGAAAAGAGATAAAGTCAATACCGCTCTTTTTGGTGGTGGTAAAATTGAAGCCGAAGCTTTAGAAACAACTGATGCGGAAATTACTGCTTATGGAATTAACGAAGATGGTTTAGAAGATAAATGGCAGGGAACTTTAAGTGGCGGTGCGGGAACAAAAACTGACTTAACTAATACTTCAGGAACAAGATGCATTGAAATTACTAATATTACTGTTAATACCGGAGCGACCGGCGCTTTCCGAATTCAAACTAAATTTGAAAGAACTTTAAGTGAATAAGGGGGTGAAATATGGCAGTCACACCAATTGTCAAAGTGGAAAATATTGTGATGAAGGCAGGGGCTATCCTTATTGATGGTAGACCAATCGGAGCAACGCAAGAAAAAGTATTATTGGCAACAACAAAATTAGAAAAACCAATTGATTTTATTGCTCAATATCCGGGTGTGGAGATTGACAGAAGAGTGCTTGGGGTAAAATATCATATTCGTTTTAATATGCTTGAGGCAACACTTGATAATTTAAGACTGGCTTTAGACCTTGATACATTGATTTATGACGGAAATCAAAAAATTCTTTATGCCGGTCACCAACCTTTAACCCGTTTCGTTAAAAAGCATACAATTGAAATTTATGGTGAAGGCGAAAATGGCTGTTTAAGAAAATTTTATGCTTATAAAGCGGCTTTTGTTGACCCGGGCGAATTTCCACTCGCTACTCCTGATGACCCAGCAGTTATTCCTGTCACTCTTCAGTTATTCCCTGACCTTACCAAACCTGCTGACCGCTCTTATTTCTATATTGTTGACTATCTGACAACGATACCGGTAGTTTCATAAGTTAAGATAAACAGAAAAAAGGAGAGAAGATGAAAGTAAAAGATATCAATTTAGCAGCTGCCCTGCTTACTCTTCCCGAAGTAAAATTGCTTGGATGGAAAAAAGAAGAGAGGCAGGGCAAAATTTTTATTATTTTTGAACTTACAGGTTTATCTAATAACGAATTTACTAAAAAAATAACTGACTTTTTCCTTGGCAGTGATAATTTTAAAGTTATTCCCAAAGTCTTTATGGAAAAGCGGAATTATTTAAAAAATATCATTGCTCAAGCGACTAATTATGAAGATTTCCACCAAGGACCAGAAGGCGAAATTGAGAAAAAGGAGAGTTAAAATGGCTACTGAAGAAAGAAAAATAAGTGTGGAAGAACTTTTGAAAGGTGGAGAGATTGAGATAAAGATTGCGAATGAAATTTACAAAATCAAAACGCCTTTCAGTTTTGAATTTTGGATTTGGTATTTTGATATGTTTTATGAATATGGAACATTAGGTGAAGTTTTAGGAAGTAATTTTCATAAAATTTTATCTAAACTTACTGGTATTTCTGAAAATGACATTTTAATTAAACAGACGACTGAAGAATATAGCGATGCTTTAGCAAAAATAATGAAACAATTAGCGTTAGAAAGTGAGGTTTCCCCTTTTTTTCACAAAGCGGCAGTGTCAGCACAAGTAAAAAAGATGATAAAAGCAGTAGAAAAAGAGACTGGTATTGGCAAGTGATACATTTATTGGCTTTTCAGTATCATTGGACGATTGAATATATTTTAAATTTGCCTTTTATATGGATTTGTAAACTTTTAGAAGCAAGCGGTGTTTTGGAAACGGAAAGAAAAGAAGAAAAGTTTGTTAAACCAACTAAAATTTTGGAGGAATTCTAATGTATCAGGTTGGCGAACTTTATGCGGAATTAAAATTAGGAATTGACCAATTCACAAAAAATTTAGAACAGGCAAAACAAAAGACCAAAAGTTTTACGGATGCGATTTCTAAACTTGCTCCGGCTTTTATCGCAATGGGAGCAGCAGCAACGGGTGTTATTACAAAAACTATTTATGATTTCACTAAATATGCTAATGAAATAGATAAAGTTTCAAAAGCAACAAATATTTCGGTTGAAGCTGCTCAAAAACTTGCTTATGCTGCTGAACAGGAACATACATCATTAGAAAATTTAATGCCTTCATTGAGATATCTGTCACGAAGATATGCGGAGGCAGCTGAAGGTTCTAAAGAGGCAAGAGAGGCATTTTTGGCTTTAGGTATAAATATTGATGATTTGATAGCAAGGGGAGCAACTTTAGATGAGGTTTTATATGCTATTGCGGATAGAGCAATGATTATGGGTGAAAGTACTGATTTTGCTGGTAAGGCTCAAGCAGTATTGGGAAGAAATGCTTTAGAAATTATTCCATTTTTACGACTTGGCTCTAATGAAATAAGAAGATTGGGAGATGAAGCAGTAAGGCTGGGTAAAGTAGTTGATGAAAAATCAATTGCTGCTGCCAAAGAATTTCAAGATACGCTTCACGCTTTAAAAACTGCTTTGTTTGGTGCTTTTGTTCCTATTGCTCAAGCCTTAATTCCTGCCTTAACAAATTTAGCCAATCGGCTAAAAAATGCTTTAATCTGGGTAAGAGAAAAGGCAAATGGAGTTTTAAAATGGGGTTTGATTTTAACTTCCGCAGTTGGTATTGTGGGAACCTTGGCGGTTGCTTTAGTAAAACTTGGTAATGTTATTAGAGCAGTTAGTTCAATAATCCAATTAGCCAAAAGTTCAACGCTGGGCTGGGTAGGAATTATTGTGGGAGCTGTGTCCGCAATCGCTACTTTTACTGCTTCTACTTATCTTTTGAACAATGCGTTAACAGCACTTCAGCAAACTCAAGGAAAAACAACATCAGTAGTTGAAAGATTTAAAGAAAGGCTTGCGAAAGCAGTTGAAAGTCCCACGCAGTTAAGAAAAGTATTAGGAGAATTAAATGAAGCAATTAAAAAGTTTGAAGAAAGAGGCGGGCATTGGATACAGGTTGCTAATACTTTAAAAGAATTATATGACAAATATAATGCAATTTTAAAGCAACATATTGAAGCCCAAAAGTTAGCCCAACAAGCAGAGGAAAAAACAAAAGAAGTTAAAGAAGATAAGATTGAAGTTGAAGAAGAAGAATATCAAACAGCAACCGATATAATAAATGCTTTAAGAAAAAAAATTGAAGCTGTTGAAGAATTAAATATTGTTTATGAAGCAATGAACCGACTTGGCATTAAAAGAGAAGAATTGGAAAATTTAGAAATAGAACGGGCTGAACAACTAATCAATCTAATTGACGAATTAAAAAGAAGTAGAAAAGAAGATGTTAATGCTCAACAGGTTTATGAAAGTGTGACAAGAAGAGTAACCGATACTATAGTTGATAGCCTTTTTGATATTGCTTTCGCATCTAATAGAATGAGAATTTCTTTTTCTGAAGCAATGAAACAAATGTTAATTGATATATCTAAAGCAATAATTAAAGCCTTGATCTTGAAAGCAATCTTTACTGCTCTAAAAATACCAACTGGACCGGCTGGCTTTTTGATGGGTTTTGAAACTCCCGAAGCAGATATAGCCGCAATGATGGCAGCAACAAGAAAAACGATGGAGGGATTTACAGGTATAGATTGGCGAAGATGGGCAAGGGATTTTGGAAGATATACTGCAATGGGTTATGAAGCAAGAGGTGGAATAAAAGTGATTGCTCCAGCTCCCAAAGTTGAAGTTTTGATTGAAAGTCCGCCTGGTGCTTATGTGAAATACATTAGAAAAGTGCCGGCTTCTAATATTAAGATTGCGGAAGAAGAAGTATTTGAAAGAATAAGTAAGAAAAGGGCAAAGTTTCTATGAATTTAAAAGTAAACTTAACAATTGGAACGACGACAATTGATATTACTTCTTTTATTCCTGTTTCGACTTTAGAAATCATTAAGAACAGGACAGAAAAAGAGGTTGGTGATTATGTGGCTTCTGATATAGATATTACCTTAATTGATAAAGATTTTGATTTTAGAGGCAAGAATTTTAAGCAAATTTTTACTGAATTTCCTTATAATTTACAGGATTATTATCCGATAGAAGTCTATTTAGATGGAAGGTTAATTTTTTCGGGTTATTTAGTTAGGGAAACGGTTGAGTTTGAGAATGAGTATATAATTAAAGCAAGTTGTATTTCAGTGATTTCTTGTTTAGACACGATACCACTTTCAGAGATTTTTGGAAACATTCCTAACATTTCGGGCAATTATATAACAATTTTAAAGCAAATAAAAGATTATTTAAGTGGAATGAATATAAGTTTTGATTTTGATATTGGCTGTGTGAATAGAGGGACAGAAGGAAGGTGGAATTGGGTAAGACAATATCTTTTTGAAAAGACAAATTTTAGACCTTCGGAAATTGTGCCTATTTACTTTCAAAGGGATGGAAAGACTTATTTTGGCATATTAGCAATCAATGGTTATCTTTATTATCTTGTTTATAAAGATTTAGACTTCTTTTTAGAAAGATTTACAATAACCGCTCACACAAATGAAGAATTAGGAACAGATTATAACAGGGTAGTAAGAATTTTTAGAGGCAAAACCAGAAATACAACAAATTTATATTATTTTGCGGTTGGTAAATTTTATGATAATTGGGAGCAGGTCGGCATTGAAAGAATTTACCAATTTAAATTTACCAATCGCTTTGAACCTACTGGCATTGCGATTTTTTTTGATGACCCAAATGTATCATTAACTAAACCTGAAAGTATCAATATTGCTGACGATTATCGTTTTTATCAAGGTAAATATGTTGATATTTTGGGAAAGGCAAGAATGACCAAATGGGCTGGAACTGAAAATTTAAAATATTATTTTGATTTATTAGAAGTTGATGGAGATAGATTGGTATGGTGTCAAAAATGTGAAATTGATGATGAACCTTATGGCGTGGCTTATTATAGCCGATGGGCAATATCAGGAAGTGGTCGGGCTTATATCTGGACTTATGGATTAACTACACCATTGAAATTTGATGGCATTGATAGAACTATTTTTATTGGTGGTTATTATGAAATAGGCGGTGATGTTGTTTTTATCTTTAAAAATGCTAAACTAATAAGACTTTTGGGGTTAGGTGCTTGGTTAATAATTTCTTTCAAAGAAAATGAAGAAGTTTTGACAGCAAAAGACCATTTAGGTTTATTCAGAAGAGGTGATGAAATTTATGTTTGGAATTTTTATACAAATGAAAAATTTTATGATTATCCTTTGCCAAGAGGAACAGCAAATATACCGCCTGGGACTTTTTATGAACAAATAGGAAATGAAATTAGAGAAAGACCGATTGTTATTTTTGAAGACGAAGTTAATGGTTTTAATGTTTATAATATTTGGCTTGTGATTAGTAAAATAATACCTTTCATTCACGAATACGAACTAAAAGACACTTCTTTGCGAACTTTTTTAAGTGAAATTGCTAAATCATTTTTCTGTTATCTATGTTTACAAGGAATTCAACAAAGAAACTTTATAATAAGACGAGATATATATTTTAATAGATACTGCCCACCACAAAGAACAATTAAAAAAGAAGAAATCATTGAGCATCCTAAAATGATTGAAATAAGAAAATGGGATGGCATTGAAATAAAGTCAATGAATGAGACAATAAAAAAAGGTGCTACAGGCTTTAATAAAAAGTATTTTTCTTATCCAAATTCAAAATATCTGACACCGGCTTGGGCGGAATGGATTTCCGAAACATTTTATCAACTTTATTGTTCTAATGAATTTAAAACTTATGAATTATCAGTGCTTTATGATAAAAGAAATCCAATTGGGCTTTTATTTGCTTACAATTTCAATCTGTTTAATAAAAGTTTTAGAGGATTAGTTTGTGAGGTAAATTATCGGCGGTCAGATAATTTATTACATTTAATAGTTGAAGAATTATCAATGATACCGCAACAAAGAGTTCCCGAAGAACAGGTTGTTATTGTCAGTGAATTATTAGCAGTGGGAACTTCATTATGGGAACTTGATTTAGATGAGCCTGATAGTATAACTTTAAAAGAAGAAATAATTTCGGGAGCAGGTTTATGGGATTATGATGAAACAAATGATGAGGTAATGCCTGCTTTATTGGTTGAAAAAGATACTTTTTGGGAACTTGATGAAGAAAATAATTTAGTGCCAAAATGAGAAATTTAGTTATTAGTATTGAAGATATAAATGGCAATATAATTGATTATCTTTATTTTTTCATTTTAAGTGATAGGTGGTATGACGATCCGAAACAAACTTGGGTTAATGAACAAATTGCCGATGAGCCAATTTTAGAATATGAATTTGTGATTGAAAAATATGCCGATGATGTGATAACGGAAAGTGGTGAGATAAAAACTTTCATAAAAGGTTATCGGCTTGAGGTTAGACTTACTTTTACGGCTGATTTGATACAAAGACGGGGAAAAAGGTTAATGGAATTTTGGAAAAAGGTTTTAGAAGCAGAAAAAAACGGATATAAAATTTTCTTTTATCCTGATTATTCGGGAAGTAGAACACTTGTTAAATATGAAGTTGTTTTAAGTGAAGAAAGTAAAAGAAAGTTTATTGAAAACGCTTGGGTATTAGTGGAAGGAACTTATGTTTTTAAGGGTAAAAATTTATTAACAAGTATTCCTGATTGGTATTAAAAGGGGGTGAAAGATGCCAACAAGAAACATTGTGCCAAGAAGTAATGGCGAAGGTAAGATAGGAACAGCAAATAAAAAATGGAATGAAGGTCATTTTAATAAAGTTTATTCTAATGGCTTGATTTATCTTGTTTATAATGATAATGTAGTAAATACTGGCAGTGATGAAGGTATAATGAAACAATGTCAGGTAGATTTAACTGGTTTTTCAAAGGCAATTTTGGAAAGCGAAGGATATATTCAAGTTTATAATTC